TTCCGATTAACGTTAATCAGGTCATTCAGCAGTCCGGCACCGGTGCTGGTGCTGATACTCCGCAAGGTACTGTTGTTGGTATGTCTCAGACTACCGATACTAACCATGATTTTATGAAGTCGTTCACTGAGCACGGCTATATTATTGGTGTTATGGTTGCTCGTTATGACCATACCTATCAGCAGGGCATTGAGCGTCATTGGTCACGTAAGACGCGCTTTGATTACTATTGGCCGGTTTTCGCTAACATTGGCGAGCAGGCTGTGCTTAATAAGGAAATTTTTGCGCAGGGTACTGCAAAGGATAATGAGGTTTTTGGCTATCAGGAAGCTTGGTCTGATTATCGTTATAAGCCTAATCGCGTTACTGGTGAAATGCGTTCCGCATATGAACAGTCTCTTGATGTTTGGCATTTGGCGGATGACTATGCGAGTCTTCCGTCACTGTCTGATAGTTGGATTCGCGAGGACAAGAATACCGTTGACCGTGTTCTTGCTGTTAAGTCTTCTGTGTCTGACCAGCTTTTTGCTGATATCTATGTTTCTAATCGCGCTACGCGTCCGATGCCGTTGTATTCCGTTCCTGGCCTTATTGACCATCACTAAAATATTTTTTATAGTGGGGGCGGTTGCCCCCACTTTTTTGAAAGGAGATTTACATGTCTGATTTTTCCGAGGCTTTGAATACTGGTGCGAATCAGATTGCAATGATGCAGGGCGTTGCTCAAGCAAATAATGCTTGGTCTGCTGGTCAAGCTCAAATTCAGCGTGAATGGCAGGAACAGCAGAATGCTAAGGCTATGGCTTTCAATCAGAATGAGGCCGCTAAAAATCGTAACTGGCAGGAAATGCTTTCTAATACTGCTCATCAACGTGAAGTGCGTGACCTTATGGCTGCTGGTCTTAATCCTGTTTTGTCTGCTATGAATGGAAATGGCGCGTCTGTTGGCTCTGGTGCTACTGCTCAAGGTGTGACTTCTTCTGGTGCTAAAGGTGATACAGATACTTCTGCAAATGCTGCGATTGCTAATTTGCTTGGCTCGCTTGTTACTGCTGAAAAGCAGATTCAGGCCGCTAATATCAATGCTCGTACTCAAGAGGCCGTTGCAGATAAGTATACAGCTATGTCTAAGATTGTTGCTGATATTCAGTCTGATGCTGCCCGCTATGGTGCAGATAAGTCTTCTGAGGCTTCACGTTATGGTAGTGACCGGCGTTTTACTTCTGACATGGCAAGTATTGCTTCTAATGCTGCTACTGCTGTTGCTAGGATGGCCAATGACCGTGGTATTGCTTCTGCTCGTGATGCTGCTTTGGTTGCTGCTGCTGCTGCTCGCCGTCCTGATAATAACTATTTCAATACGACGAATAATTCTTATACCGGTAAAGGTGATTCTTCCGGTTCTGGTACTCGTTCTTCGTCTGGTGGTTCTACTTCCAGTAAGTATGGCACTGGTTGGTATGGTCAAGGTTCTTCCGGTCGTCGTTGGACTGAAATTGAAGATTATTATTATTAAATAAGTAATTTCTTTTTTATAAAGGAAGCGAAGCGAGTCGCGCCCCTGCGCCAAGCTCCGCTTCTTTTTTGCACTCCTTGCCAAAATGGTATGCAGTTTTTTTTTGCATAAAATCTCGGCTGCCGTATCGCATGCCGAACTCGTGCCCATTACTCTTCTTGATGTAATGGGCACGAGTGACACCAAGACACGCAAACTAACATTTACCACTTTAAAATACCTGATTTAAATATACGTAAATGCTTGTATAAAATATAAAATCTATATTGACAAATATAAAGTATCTTGTATAATATAAATATAAGTGAGGTGTTTGCTTTGTGTCTTGCTTCCATCCTATGTTGGCTGTCAGCGCTGGCTTGAATTCTAATGGCAAGCGAGATATTAAATTTGTCGCTGGTCCTACTGAGTGGGAATCTTACCCGCCTAGCGCTCGTCTCAAGATTCCTTGCGGTCGTTGTGTTGGTTGCCGCCTTGAGCGTTCTCGTCAATGGGCTAACCGCTGTATGCTTGAATTACAGTACCATGAATCAAGTTATTTCGTCACGCTGACTTATGATGATGAGCATGTGCCTGTTACGTACTACTCTGAAAATGATGACGGTGAAGCTCGTTCTGGTTTGACGCTTCGTGCTCGCGATTTACAGCTTTTTATGAAACGTTTGAGAAAGGAACATTCTTATGAGCGTTTACGCTTCTTTGCCTGTGGCGAGTATGGGTCTACTACTTATCGCCCTCATTATCATGCAATTATTTTTGGACTCACTCTCGACGATTTGCGACCCTACAAACGTAGCCCCCAAAACTATGATTATTTCATTAGTGATTCTCTTACTGAGTGTTGGGGTCTCGGCTATGTTGTGGTCGGTGCCGTAACATGGGAGACTTGCGCTTATACTGCTCGATATATTATGAAGAAAGCCCTTGGTGAAGGTGCTGAGGTGTATGAGCGTTTTAACATTGAGCCTGAGTTTGTGCGTATGTCTCGCAAGCCGGGAATTGCTTATCAGTATTACGTTGACCATCCTGATTTGTATCAGTATGAGTATATCAATCTTCCGACCGATAAAGGACAGTTAAAATTTCGTCCGCCTCGGTATTATGACCGTCTTTTTGATGTTGATAATCCCGATGCTATGGCACGGATTAAGGCTAAGCGTCAGCATGCTGCTTTGGTAGATGCTCATAACAAGTCTCTGCAAACGTCCCTTATTGAGCCTGACCGTCTCGCAGTTGAAGAAGCTGCTTTGACGGCTCGCATAAAATCACTTGAAAGGAAGTTATAAAAATGCGCAAGAAGACTAAATCCAAGCTGGATAACAAAATTTTCCGTCGCACCGCTGCTCACAGTAAGAAAATCAACATCGACCCTAAAATTTTTCGTGGAGGTATTCGGTTATGAAACTCGGGCTTTATTCTATCAAGGACGCCAAGACTGGCTTTATGACCCCTGTGCTTGAGCAGGGTGACCCCGCCGCTCTCCGTAATTTCGCTCATGCTGTGAATCAGCCTGATTCTATTATGCATGATTTTCCCAATGATTTTTCTCTTTTCATGGTTGCGAATTTTGATACCGATAAGGGTATTGTCCCTGTAACCAGTCCTATTCTTATTGTTGATGCTTCGGAGGTGCTGCGCAATGAAAGATAAGTTGCTTTCGATTTTCCTTGCGTTTGTTCGTAAGACTTTTACGAAAGAACGTCTTTTGGACTTCATTTCGGATTTGTTAGATATTCTTTATGAGCGCTTTGGTCCAATGGATATTGATTTGTCTGACAGGAGTGGTGAAAATGGTGTTTGATACTCAGTATACCCCGCATAATCGCATTGCCGCTAATCCCGGTTCACCTGTTAAGGTGCTTTACGGCGGTAAGTATGATGCGAACGGTCGTGTTGTTCTTGAGAAGAAAGGTGAAGAGAATCTTTATGATTATATTCAGTCGTTTCGCGATTCGGTTGACCTTAATGTTATCCTTGCCCGTTTCTCCAATGGCGATGTGGAAGCCCTTAATAAGGCTCAGGGTTTTTTTGCAGACGTGACGGATTTTCCGAAAAATATGGCTGATGCCCTTAATCGTATCAATCAGGCTGAAGAGATGTTTAAGGCTTTGCCGCTTGAGACTCGCCAGAAGTTTGATTGTTCTTTTGAGCAGTTTTTGGCTCAGTCCGGTACTGAGGATTGGTTGTCTAAGATGGGCTTTGAGACTTCTGCGCCAGTAGAGCCCGAGACCCCTTCTATGCCTGTTGTTCCTGATGTTGTAAAGGAGACTAAGAATGAATCGTAATGTTGAATCGCATTTTGCGTTGAATCCTACCCGCATTGACATGTCCCGCTCGACGTTTGACCGTTCGTCTTCTGTCAAGACCTCTTTTAATGTCGGTGATATTGTCCCTTTTTTTCTCGAAGAGGTGCTTCCCGGCGATACGTTCAATGTACGTACTTCCAAAGTTGTGCGTATGCAGACCCTGCTTACGCCGATGATGGACAATGTTTACCTTGATTCGTATTATTTCTTTGTTCCGAATCGTCTTGTATGGAATCACTGGAAGGAGTTTAACGGTGAAAACACTGAAAGCGCGTGGATACCCACGACGGAGTATTCTGTACCTCAGATTACGTCGCCTTCCGCTGGTTGGTCTGTTGGTACTCTTGCCGATTATTTCGGTCTGCCTACAGGTGTCGGCGGTCTGAGTGTGTCTGCTTTTCCGTTTCGTGCTTATGCCCTCGTTATGAATGAGTGGTTTCGTGACCAGAATTTGCAAGACCCGCTTGTTGTTCCGGTTGATGACGCTACTGTTGCCGGTGTGAATACCGGTAACTTTGTGACCGATTGTGCTAAAGGTGGTTTGCCTTATATCGCTGCTAAGTACCATGACTATTTTACGAGTTGTCTTCCTAGCCCGCAGAAAGGTCCTGATGTTACCTTAAAGGTTGCTTCTCAGGATGATTTGCCGGTTGTTACAAAATCGGTTGATTCTCCCTGTTCTTCTTTTGCTGAGGGTCTGCGTTTTGGTGTTCTTGGTACTTCTAATTGGTCTGAAAATGGCGGTTCTACTGTTATCGGTATGAATGGTACTTTTACTGGTACTCGACCTGGCTTTGTTTCTAATACTTCTGGTATTTCTGGTGGTTCGCTTGGTAATTGGGCTGTTGCTCCGTCTAATCTTTGGGCTATTAATTCTGGTAATGCTGTTGTTGCTACTATCAATCAACTTCGTATGGCATTCCAGATTCAAAAGCTTTATGAGCGCGACGCGCGCGGCGGTACTCGTTATATTGAGGTGCTTAAATCTCATTTCGGTGTGACGTCTCCTGATGCTCGCTTGCAGCGGCCGGAATATCTCGGTGGTAACCGTGTTCCGATTAACGTTAATCAGGTCATTCAGCAGTCCGGCACCGGTGCTGGTGCTGA